AGAAGTAGTAGATGGGTCTTAAGCACTTCAAAAGAGAAGAGTTTGACTGTCAGGTCACTGGCACCAACAACATGGAACAAGAGTTCCTAGAAAAGTTAGACCAATTGCGGGGCGCATGTGGCTTCCCCTTTGAGGTAACGTCGGGTTACCGTCATCCAACCAAGCACCCTATAGAAATGAAAAAAGCGGTGCCGGGAACACATGCCCAAGGTATTGCGGCTGACATAAAAATAACTAATGCCGCCCACCGCTACTCTATTGTGGCTAATGCTTTGAACCTTGGCTTCACAGGCATAGGCATTGACGACGATTTTGTACATGTGGACACTAGGGGTACTACTCCAGTGATTTGGTTGTACTAATGAAGTTTTCTCATGGTGACGCACTGACTGCGGGTTCTAGTAACACAATATTGGACGTACCTGCTGGCTACGACGCTATAGTTACGTATTTGTTCATATCGAACACTACGGGCAGCAGTAAAAGCATTGATGCACGTTGGGTACACAACAGTGTCAACATTGATTTCCTGTCAGGGAAGAACGTAGGGTCCAAAGACTTTCTAGAGTTCGGTGGACAGTTTGGTGAGTTTCTTGTAGCAAAAGAAGGAGACACCTTAAGTTTGACTCCGGAAGCTGGCTCTACGTTTGTCAGTATTATTTCTTTTGAACTAGTTACGGCGACACCAAGGTTGAACTTTTGACTGATCTAAACATAGAACTACTGCCTTGGCAACAACAGGTCTGGGCAGACGACACAAGATTTAAAATAGTAGCTGCTGGGCGACGTACTGGTAAGTCTAGGTTAGCAGCATGGATGTTAATTGTTAACGCACTACAGGCAGATCGAGGACATGTATTTTACGTCGCACCTACTCAGGGACAAGCCAGAGACATTATGTGGACCACCCTTCTCGATCTTGGGCATGAAGTTATCAGTGGTAGCCATGTTAATAATCTTCAAATTAAGCTTGTTAATGGAGCCACTATCAGTCTCAAAGGAGCCGATAGACCAGAAACCATGCGAGGTGTCAGCCTCAAGTTCCTAGTAATGGACGAGTATGCTGACATGAAGCCTGAGGTATTTGAGCAGATCCTGAGACCTGCTTTGGCTGACCAGAAGGGATGTGCAATGTTTATAGGGACACCTATGGGCAGGAATCATTTTTACGAACTGTACAAATATGCGGAGTTAAGCAATGATCCGACGGACGCTGCATACCACTTTACTTCTTACGACAATCCATTGCTGGACCCGGACGAAATTGATATTGCTAAAAAGTCTATGTCTTCTTATGCGTTTCGCCAAGAGTTTATGGCGTCTTTTGAAGCGCGTGGGTCAGAAATGTTTAAGGAAGACTGGGTACAATTTAGTGAAGATAGGCCCGAAATAGGAGATTACTACATTGCAGTTGACTTGGCAGGATTTGAAGAAGTCAACAAAAAGAAAACTAAGAATTCCAAACTTGACGACACAGCGATCGCCGTGGTTAAGGTCAATGAGCATGGTTGGTATGTTGACAATATCATATACGGTCGATGGTCACTTGACGAAACAGCAGCTAAGATATTTCAGGCCGTTAGAGATTACCGTCCCGTATCGGTGGGAATCGAAAGAGGTATTGCTAAACAAGCCGTCATGTCACCTCTGATGGATCTACAAAAGCGGTACGGAACATTCTTTAGAGTAGAAGAGTTGACCCACGGTAACAAAAAGAAAACAGACAGGGTAATGTGGGCATTACAAGGACGCTTTGAAAATGGGTACATTACGCTGAACAAAGGAGAGTGGAACTCTAGATTCCTAGACCAACTCTTCCAGTTTCCTGACCCTTTGACCCATGACGACTTGGTGGACGCTTTGGCGTACATTGACCAACTGGCAAATGTAGCGTACGACTACGACTACGAAATAGAAGACCATGAAATTTTAGACGTGGTAGCAGGATACTAATATGACTGACTTATATGAACAAGACCCACTTATGGTTGAAGAAACGATTGAAGATTGGGTTATAACCAAGTGTGAAGATTGGAGGGACTACTACGAAAGCAATTATGAACAGAGATTTGAAGAATATTATAGACTATGGCGTGGCATATGGGACCCTGCTGACAGTGAGCGTAGGTCTGAGCGTTCCCGTATTATTTCTCCTGCACTTCAACAGGCAGTTGAGTCTAATGTAGCGGAACTAGAAGAGGCTACGTTTGGTCGTGGTAAGTGGTTTGACGTAAGCGATAATCTTGGTGATACCAATAAACAAGACGTACAATTCCTTAGAAATAAACTAACAGAAGACTTTGAAGACTGTATGGTACGTAAGGCTGTTGCAGAGTGTCTTATTAACGCTGCAGTTTTTGGTACAGGCATTGGCGAAATCGTTATTGAAGAAATGAAGGAGATGGCTCCTGCTACTCAACCCATTATGGGAGGAGATTTGCAAGCAGTAGGAGTAAACATCACAGACCGTGTCAAAGTTAAACTTAAGCCTGTACTACCTCAGAATTTCCTAATTGACCCTGTAGCTACCTCTGTAGAGGACGCTATGGGTATTGCTGTAGATGAGTTTGTAAGCTTACACCAAGTAGAGCTTTTGCAGGAACAAGGCGTTTACAAAAGTGTTTATGTTGGTCCTGCTGCTCCTGACACTGATCTTGAGCCTGACCAAGACATCACAATTTACAACGACGACAAGGTACGACTTACTAAGTACTATGGTTTAGTGCCACGAGAGCTTCTAAACTCCGCTCTAAGCGAAGAAGACGAAGAAGCAGTACCTGAAGAAGACTCTGGTTCAAAGTACGTAGAAGCCGTTGTAGTGATTGCTAACGGCGGTATCTTGTTGAAAGCAGAAGCTAACCCCTACATGATGACAGACCGTCCTGTGGTTGCGTTCCCTTGGGACGTAGTACCCGGACGCTTCTGGGGTCGTGGAGTTTGCGAAAAAGGTTACAACAGTCAGAAAGCTTTGGACACAGAGTTACGCGCTAGAATTGACGCCCTAAGTCTTACTATCCACCCAATGATGGCTATTGACGCAACTAGGCTGCCACGAGGCGCTAAACCTGAAGTACGTCCCGGCAAAATGGTGCTTACCAATGGAAATCCTAAAGAAGTTTTACAGCCATTCAACTTTGGTCAAGTTAGCCAAATTACTTTTGCTCAGGCAGGAGCATTGCAGCAGATGGTACAGCAAGCAACGGGAGCAGTGGACTCAGCAGGAATTGCTGGCAGCGTTAATGGCGAGGCTACTGCCGCTGGTATTAGTATGTCTCTTGGCGCTATTATTAAGCGACACAAGCGCACCCTGATTAACTTCCAGCAGTCATTCCTAATTCCGTTTGTTAAAAAGGCTGCACATCGTTACATGCAGTTTGACCCAGAAAACTACCCTGTTTCGGACTACAAGTTCAACGCAAGCAGCACACTGGGTATTATTGCTAGGGAATACGAAGTAACTCAGCTTGTGCAGTTGTTGCAGACTATGGACCGACAGTCGCCGTTGTACAACACCCTGATTCAAAGTATTGTTGACAACATGAACTTGTCTAACCGTGAAGAACTTATTACGGCTATGCAACAAGCTATGCAGCCTAACCCACAGCAACAACAAATGGCTCAGGCAGCACAACAAGCGCAGCTGGAGTTCCAGCAGTCCCAGACAGCGGCTTTGGCAGCACAGGCTCAAGAGTCACAAGCTAGGGCTACCAAGTTGGCTGCAGAAGCTCAGGCAGTGCCACAGGAGCTTGAAATCGACCGTATCAACGCTGTTACCCGAAACCTTCGTGAAGGTGACGCTGAAGACAAAGAGTTTGAACGCCGTATGAAAGTGGCTGATACTCTCCTCAAAGAAAAGCAAATAGAAGGTAAAACCAATGTTAACAGACCACGAGTTGCGCCTGCTCCTGCAGCGAGTCAACCAAGAGTTTCAAGGAACGTTCCAACTCCTAGCAGACCTACAAACCAAGGTGGACCAGCTGGAAACCAAGGTGGAGGAACTATGTAATGCCAAAGTCCAAAGACCCAAAACTAGCACGAGCAGGAGTAAGCGCGTACAACAAACCAAAGCGGACGCCTAATCACCCGACTAAGAAGTTTGTAGTAGTAGCAAAACAAGGCGACAAAACTAAGACTATACGTTTTGGTGACGCTAAGATGACTATTAAAAAAGACCAACCTAAGCGACGTAAGTCGTTCAGAGCGCGTCACAAGTGTGACACTAACCCACCCAGTAAGCTGACAGCTAGATACTGGTCATGCAAAAAATGGTGATACTATGAAAGTCAACGCACCCAAAGGCTATCACTGGATGAAAAGCGGTAAAAGCTACAAGCTAATGAAGGACCCTTCAGACGGCTACAAGCCACACAAGGGCGCATCCAAAGCTGCAAACTTTGAAGTACAAAAAGTCCACAAAAAGTAAGGAGGCTGTTATGCCACATTGTACAGGTAAGCGTAAGAAGAAAAAAGGTAAGAGCAAGCCAAAGGGGTACTAAAATGCCTGCTAAGAAAAAGAAAGCTAACGATGCTTGTGCGCGTAAGGTCAAGGCTAGGTACAAAGTCTGGCCTTCTGCGTACGCTTCTGGTGCAGTCGCCAAATGCCGCAAGGTAGGCGCTAAGAACTGGGGTAATAAAAGTGGCCGTAAGAAAAAGTAAAAAGGGTGCAGCCCTTAAAAAGTGGTTTAAAGAAGAGTGGGTAGACGTTAAAACAGGAAAGCCCTGTGGACGTAAGTCTGCAAAGAAGGGTGAGTCTAAGCGTCCCTACCCCTCTTGTCGTCCTAAGGCTGTTGCAGCTAAGATGACCAAAGCTGAAAAAGCTTCTTCTGCTCGCCGTAAGACTGGCCCCAAAGCAATTAAACATGCAGTTACAGCTTCAGGTAGACGTAGGAAGTCCACAAGAAAAGCTTGACATCTGCATAAAAGTATGCTATAATAAAACTATAGTTAACAACATTAGAGGAAACTATGACTCCTGAGCTTGAAACCTACTTCGACAACTACAACGAACTCTTCAATCACGAAGGTTTCAAACAACTCTTACAAGAGTTATCCAACAATGCACAACAATTGGCTGACATTCAGACAGTCAAGGATACAGAGGAACTCTTCTATCGTAAAGGCCAAGTTGCTGCTTTCGCTACTGTAATCAACCTCCAAGGTACTATAGAAGCAGCTAGAGAGCAAGCAGAAGCCGAAGAAGAAGGCCCTGTTGATGTTTAAAATTTATGACTTCCGTTGTACAAACGGACATGTCTTTGAAGAAATGGTAGAGTCTGGCGTTACAACCAGTAGGTGCGGTTGTGGCGCTAACGCTACTAAATTGGTATCTGCCCCGTCTTTTCACCTTGATGGTTCTACTGGGGACTTTCCCGGTCAGCACATGAAGTGGGTACGAGAACACGAAAAAGCAGGTAGAAAAAAGTCTCCACAATGATTATAATCACGGAGTTTAATTATGTCACGAGCTATGATGCTTGATCCACAACCTGAAGAGGAAAACGTGGACACCATTGAAAACGAAGTTGATGAGATTCAACAAGAAGCTGAAGCTGAAGTTGAGCAACCTCCAGAACCTGAATCAACCTTACCAGAGAAGTATCAAGGTAAGTCTTTAGAAGAAGTTGTACAAATGCACCAAGAAGCTGAAAAGCTTTTAGGTCGTCAGTCTTCTGAAGTAGGTGAACTTCGTAAGGTTGTAGATGATTACATTAGTACTCAAACGCAACCACCAGCACCTCAACAATACGTTGAGCCTGAAGACGATATAGATTATTTTACAGATCCTCAAGCAGCCGTCAATCGTGCTATTGAGAATCACCCTAAGATTAGAGAAGCGCAACAGTACTCTGAGCAGTACAAGAAGCAGTCATCATTGGCTACGCTTCAAGCTAAACATCCAGACATGCAGCAAATTCTTAGTGATCCTAAGTTTGCTGAGTGGATTAAAGCATCTAAGATTAGGACTCAGTTGTTTGTAGCAGCTGACCAACAGTACGACGCTGACTCTGCGGACGAACTCTTCTCACTCTGGAAAGAACGGAAGACAGTAGCCCAGCAGACTGCCAAGGTTGAAAAACAGGCACGTAAGCAGACACTGAAGGCAGCTAACACAGGTAACGCACGAGGCAGTGCTGAAGGTAGTCGTAAGAAGGTATATCGTAGGGCCGACATTATTAAACTAATGAAGAATGACCCTGATCGTTATCAAGCTTTGTCAGACGAAATCATGGCAGCTTATGCGGAGGGTCGAGTCAAATAATCTAGGAGATTGACATGGCTACTGCAACTTATCCGGGCGCAGCCGGTAATACTGCGAAGACGGAAGCGGCAACGTTTATTCCAGAAATCTGGAGTGACGAAATTATTGCTGCTTATCAAAAGAACCTGAAGATGGCTCCACTTGTCAAGCGTATTGCTATGAACGGCAAGAAGGGCGACAAGCTTCACATTCCAAAGCCAACTCGTGGCGATGCCAATGCTAAGGCTGCTGACACTGCAGTTACTATCATTGCAAACACTGAGAGCGAACTGACTGTTGACATCGACCGTCACTTCGAATACTCACGTTTGATTGAAGACATCGTTGAAGTACAGGCGCTTTCTAGCCTCCGTCAGTTCTATACTGAAGACGCTGGTTATGCTCTTGCTACTAAGATCGACACTGACCTCCACTCTTGTGGTACTGGTTTTGGTAACGGCGGTGATGTTGTGTTCTCTGACTCAGTAGCTCCTACTGACTATCAACACACTGGTTGTTTCTTTAACGACGGCGGCACTACTACTCAGTACACTGACGATACTATCGTTCCTGCTGACGTGTTTAGTGATGCGTTCTTCCGTGACATGATCCAAAAGCTTGATGACAACAACGTACCAATGGAAGATCGTGTACTTGTTATCCCACCTTCGGTTCGTAACACTATCATGGGCATCGACCGATACGTGTCTTCTGACTTCGTAACTGGTCAAGCTGTTAGCTCTGGCCTTATCGGTAACTTGTACGGTGTAGACATCTACGTCTCAAACAACTGTGCAACTATCGAAGCTGCTGCAGACAACACTGCTGGATCTGCTGACACTCGTGCTGCTCTCTTGTTCCACCGTGACGCTATCGTTATGGCTGAACAGCTTGCCGTACGTTCACAAACTCAGTACAAGCAGGAATACCTCTCGACTCTGTACACGGCTGACTGCCTCTACGGTGTTGAAGTATACCGTCCTGAAGCTGGTTTCGTACTCGCAGTTGCAGAGTAACGAACTCAAGGGGTCAGCAATGGCCCCTTTTCCTTTCTCCTCCTTCTTCTCTGCAATAGGACTTTCCGATGTCGAACTACACTAAGACTACAGACTTTGAAGCTAAGGACTCGTTACCTACAGGCGACTCAGGAAAGATCATCCGTGGCGCTGAATTTGAAACTGAGTTCGATGCAATCTCCACAGCTATTGCAACCAAAGCTGACACAGCAGGGCCTACGTTTACCGGAACCCTGACCTTTGAAACTATTTCTGACGGAACCATTGGTGTCACTGCATTCGTTGACGAAGACGATATGTCGTCCGACAGTGCAACTCTGGTTCCTACACAGCAGTCCGTAAAAGCTTACGTTGACTCACAAGTCACTGCACAAGACCTAGACTTCCAAGCTGACTCAGGCGGTGCGCTAAGTATTGACTTAGACTCTGAATCACTGACCTTCACAGGCGGCACTGGTATTGATACGTCTGGCTCAGGTAATGCTGTTACCTTTGCTATTGACTCTACCGTTGCCACACTGACTGGTACACAGACACTTACTAACAAGACTCTGACTTCTCCTGACGTAAACACTCCAGACATCGACGGTGGTACTATCGACGGTGCTACTATTGCTACGTCAGACATCACAGTAGGCACTGGTAAAACTTTAGATGTCTCTAGTGGCACACTAACGCTGGCTGATAACCAAATCTCTGGTGACAAAGTTGAAGGCGGTACTATTGCTTCAACTACGATCACAAGCCTAGCTTCTACTACTGTAGACACAACCAATCTAGAAGTAACCAACATCAAAGCTAAGGACGGCACTTCTGCTGGTTCTATTGCTGATAGCACTGGTGTTGTAACTCTTGCGTCTTCCGTACTGACCACAACAGATATCAATGGCGGTACGATTGACGGAGCCACTATTGGTGGTACTACTGCGGCGGCAGGATCATTTACCACTGTTTCTGCTACAGGCAACATTACTGTAGATGGTACTGTAGACGGACGTGACGTAGCTACTGACGGTACTAAGCTGGACGGCATCGAAGCTTTAGCAGACGTAACGGATACAGCTAACGTCACAGCCGCTGGTGCTGTCATGGACAGTGAGTTGACTGATGAGACTGCTGTTAAGGCTCTAGATCAAGGCGTTGCTACTACTGACTCACCTACCTTTGCTGGCCTTACAACTACGGCTAACGTGTCATTCGGTGACAACGACAAAATTCAAATGGGTGCTGGCCCAGATTTAGAGATTTATCATGATGGTACATCTACAAACTTCATTAGTTCAGCCACATCAAACCTTGAAATTAAAGTAAACGGTGGTGGTAACTTCAAAGTAGGTGACGAGTTTGGTAATCATCTTCTTATTGTTAACGACAATGGTGACGTTCAGTTAAAGCATGGTTCTACGCCAGCACTTAAGCTAGCCACCACCTCTACAGGCATCGACGTAACGGGTACTGTGACGGCTGATGGTTTGAACGTAGACGCTGGCTCTACATCTTTGGTTGGAACTTTAGAAACGACCGCAGACAACTCTTCACTTGTATATGCTGACTCCTCTCAAACTTTAATCTTAAAAAATACTGATGCAAGTGGCACAGCAAGACTTAAGTTTTTAGGAACTGCATCAGAAAGTGGAGCTATTACTTTTGGTGGAGGAGTTGGAGCAACAAGTGATACTTTTGCTGTTTATCCTAGAGTTATGGCTGGCGGCAAGGCGTTTAACATTACTGGCGGCGGAGACATCAGCTTCTACGAAGACACTGGCACGACTGCGAAGTTGTTCTGGGATGCGTCTGCGGAGTCTTTGGGTATTGGTACTAGCAGTCCGTCTGGATTACTACACGTTGCAAGTACGGGTGCCTCTAATATTAAAATAGAAGACACCGACAACGGCTTTGCGGCTACAGAATTAAACGTAGAAAACGGCGGTCGTGACTTTAAGATAACAACACCGCAAGACACTATATTTGTTCAAGGCTCTACAGAGGCCATGAGGATTTTGGATGGCGGCAACGTCGGTATTGGCACGGATTCGCCAGATGCAAAATTACAAATTACATCAAGTGGTGGATACTCTGTTTATACATCAGGAAGGTCAGTAAACGGCATAGATATTAAAGGAACCGCTGGAGGAAGTGGAAACTTTGCTGGAGGTATATCTTTTGGCGTAGGAGGTACAGGTAGGGCGGCTATAGCTGGTCTTCAAGGTAGCTCAGATGCAGACGTTGTGGGTTTGGCTTTTTTTACTCACGGTTCGGCTGGTGGTGCTAACGATGCCGCAGAACGCATGCGCATCGACTCAAGCGGCAACTTGTTGGTTGGTAAGACCACTTCAGATGTCGGTGCTACGGCAGGTTTTGAATGGTACGACACTGCTAATGTTTTAACGCTTACGCGAAGTGGCGGGCATGCGCTTTCTGTCAATCGCTTAAGCTCAGATGGCGACGTTGTTACGTTCCGCAAAGACGGCACAACAGTCGGTAGTATTGGTAGCAGGTCTTCCGGAGCCAATCTTTACATTGCATTCCGTACAGAAGCCAATGGCGATGGTTGTGGATTAACTGGCTCTAGTTCTTCTACTGGAGCAATAATTCCTTCAGATGGTGATGGTGCCGCCGCAGATGACCATATTGACTTAGGTGCTACTGGAACACGATTTGATGATATCTACGCTACCAATGGCACAATTCAAACATCTGA